AGCACATTGTCAACGCCTTTGTTTATGGTTAGTTGTTTTGCGTACACAGGATCATACCTATAGATAAAAGTTTCGCCCGCACCAGTGTCCATGAGCAACACTCGAGTGATTTGCTGATAGATATAGGCTTGGGTGGAATACATACAGTATATTTAGTGCCTTTGCTAACCTGGGGCCTAGCGTTTTGGTAAATATCCGTAGATATGAACAATGATTTCTTTAAAAAACTAGCGGAAAAATACCCATTTATAACCTTGTGTGTTTATGCCACAACGGAATACGTAGGCATTATACAAAATCAAGACGATGCTATAACTACTATCTATGATTTTGGAGCTATACAAGATATCGAAATCAAACATCACTTCTTGGAGTTGGCTAATGTTTGGTGGTGGGAATCAAATCGCAGTGTACCAATCAACATATTTCTCAAAGGTGAATGGGACGTATTTAAACCCTACCTAAAAACTTTTACCAACAAAGATTTAGAAATATTGCACGGGCCTATTTGTAGCCTAAGCGAAATGGGTCGTAAAAAATCTAAACGAAAATCAATTACGTTAGTCAGACGTATCGAGTAGATTCATATGTAGTGCTACTAACGCTGCATATCCAATGGCATGTGCGTGTTTGAATACAAACCCTCGACTATCATCACCATCCCACACAGTTTCAAATACTTTTGCCCAGGGTTTGTTTTGTAAATGTGCTTTGCCGGGTCGAATAATACTAATAAAAGCTGCCATTCTAGGAATACTGTCGGGCTTCATTGAGGCAAGTAAGTCTGTATAGTTACCCACGTGAACTACTTGTTGTGCCCACACCGGATCCGCACACAATCTAGACCACGGCGGATCTTTTACTAACATTTCTTGGTAATGTTCTGGACTTTTTACCAGTTGATAAACACTCATGTTTAACAAGTCAATTTTAAAATATCCTAATTCTTCTGCTTGTTCGTAATCAATTGAGGCACATCCATTGATAGGATCATACGGAATGTCTGTAACATACACACCTGAATTGTGTCGACGAACTTGACCTTGATGCGACTGTCGAGCCGCAGTAGCATCGATTAACTTTAATAAACAATCTCGGTCGGCCAAATCAATATCAATATCTGCACTCATTACCAACCTGCTTTCTGTAATATATCCTTGGCATATTCTTGGTCTGCTGGATAGTCTCGAAATTTCCGCATCCAAAAATCCGCATCAATATAAGGCCATATCATGGCAATTTGTGTAGCATCTAACTCTGCCAAAAACTTCTGTCCAGATTCACTGTTGTAAATGATCCAAGGACTAATGCGACCCGCAGTCACAGCATACACCATGGCATTGGTGTTGCCGTAGCGTAGGCAATCCTCTGCCGGGTGCCCTGACTTTTCAGCCCAATCAATGCCAAACTCCATAGCTCGGGCTAGTGCATCATTTATATTTTCCACACGCAGGTAGTCAGTTAGATATTCTGTATACACAGTATCCTTGCACCAGTGATCAATTTTTTTATTTTGTTTCAATACCCACTCAGTGAATCGTGCTGGATTGATAGCTTTAACACTAACACAATAACGTCCAAACTTTACAAAGGCTTTGTAATAAGGGCTGTCAGCAAAGTCATCAAATGTTTTCAACTTTGCGCTGCCTTGTGTAAGTTCATAAAACTTGATATATGAATGGAATCCAAGACGCACACCTGCTTCATCTTTTTCCATGCGACGACGTCGCGGCTCGCATGAATGCACCGCAAGACTGGACTCTTTAATAAAGTCTTTCCGACAATACTGACAGGTATACTTCATTTCTTTGCGTCTTGTCCTGAGGCTCGTAAATATTCATCAATGTCTTTTTTAGTATTGATTTGAGACATTAACTCTAGTTCATCGTCTTTGAGATGCGGATACAGTTCGGCCAATTGCTTGCGAATGCTACCAGCACCGGGTTCTTTTTTCTTAGGAGCAATCCAATGATGCCGCTGTGTGCCTAACCCAGGACTCACAGTTGTGGCACATAGCCATTGTAATTTTGGATGCCGGTTGATATTAAAGAACTGTTTGTTGAGTCGTTCGTTGGTTGAGATCAAGTAAAACTCTTGCAGATCTCTACTGCCTTGCACACTTGAGCCATATCTGATCATTAAGAAGTTGCTGAACTTTTTGCGTTCTTCAGGAGTTAACTCATCATAAAACATTCGATCCTTGCGATCGAACACTGACATTTCGTTGTTGATACTAAGTTTATCGCTCATTAGTCTTGATCAATTGATATATCATTATAACACGTTCCAGGGCTTCTTGTAAAGTGAGATTGTTTTTGGCCATTCTGCGGATTTCTCCCCACATTCGATCTTCCATAATGTGATCGAGTAGAGGTCTACCATCACTTGTCCTTGGATCTACATAATTGATTGCCATTACCACGCCAGGTTATAATTTACTACTTCACAGTTGCGGCTAATATCTTTGACAAAATAAACACAGTCTGATTTAGGGCCATCGCCTAGTGGCACGCACAACATCTGGCCATTTTTTAACTTAGGAGCATACCATACAACTTCTTGATATACGTCAATGATTTCAATATCTAAAAAACTAGGTCTAAAACTACTTAATGGGTTAAACTGAAATGCTTTAAACCCGCGATCGTTTATACTAGTCAACTGTAACACTTCCAAGTCACCTAAGTCGGGTTCACCTATTAAAATTTGCCAATCAACTGGCATACGTACTCTATGATTGCCAATTTGCAACACCAGGGCTGGAGATGTAAAACTTTCCAAAAAAATCAAAGGAATGTAGTGATAGTCAGGGTCCTTTGGGTCGCTATTATCAAATATAGCAAACCGCATGTCATCTACTTCTTCTGGCAAGTGATCTAGATCAAATGGTGTGTTGTCAAGGGTTAATATTCTCATAAGTTTATTATAACATATTTTACTACTAGTGCAACCTTTATTTCCATTCTAGTTTTTCTTGTGTGAACGGATAGTTGGCTTCTTTGTAGAACTGTTTACGTTTGGTTAAGTGACGTTTGGCAAATTTACAAGTGCTGGTCACATCCCAGATTTGAACATGGTCTTTATCTTCGGCTTTTCTTATCCCACGCCCAATGCTCTGGATAACACGTACAAAAGATTTGCCAGGCTCCACCAAAACAAGATTAAAAATACGAGGAATATTAATGCCCACAGCAGCCACGCCGTATGTTGCGACAATAATTTTACCAGTTGATTCAGCCACTTCGTCATATTCATCTTGTCTTGCCTTTGCTTTAGTTGCACCACTGACCATAACTGCGTTATCGCCTAGGCGTTCTATAATTCCTTGCCCTGCTGCAATACGATCAACCAATACTAAGGTATTGCCTGTAGCATTTACTTGTTTAATTAGATTAGCAATAGTATCTAACCTGTCGGGTTCTTCTAATAAAAACTTTAACTCACTTTGATAGTTAGAGAACTCTGCATGGTCAACTAACTGTACTATGTTCACGTGGCATTGTGCCAGCACGCCTTGGTTTTGTAATTCGCTAGCACTAAGTCGACCAATTACTGGACCAAGACTACACCTCAATGCCTGGAATTCAAATGGTTCTTTAGGAATGGTTCCTGTTAATCCCCAACGCAATGGTATACGACTCATTACACCGGTAAGCAGACTCTTTAACGCATCGGCTTTGGCCATATGCACTTCGTCAACAATAACGCATACTACATCTTCTAAGAACTCACCTATAGTAACATCGCCTACACTATTCTTTGTATTTTTTAATAGTACATTTAAACTCTGCCATGTACAGATAGTATGTTGGCGACCCCACTCCTTGCGATCACCAAAGTACACACCAACGTCTTGTTGCATGTTGATGTAGTCTTTTTCTGTTTGCGTTACTAAACTCTTGTTGGGAACAATAACAATAGTCCTACCATATGGTGCTACAGCATTACTGAGTGCGGCTGTGATAACAGTTTTACCTGCGCCAGTGGCAATCTCCTGAATACATTGTGGGTTCTCAAGGAAGTTGTTAATAATCTCAACTTGATAGTCACGCAACTGCATGGGCTGACCTTCTAATGGATGGCCTTTGCCCCATGCGATATGACTGAATGTTTGTTCAGTCACCTTTTCAAAAGTAAACGTGGTACTGTAGTCTCGCTGATCATCGAGCTCAATATCATAATTAAATTTTTCTAGTATAGGAATAATATCTGGTAGCAAGTTTACATAAGTACTACCACCCAGCTGGAAGTAGCTGACCTTACCATCCCAACGGCCAAGTCTGACAGCTGGCAAATAACGGGCACCCGGAACATCATACTTGAATGCTGTAACCAACGCACGACGGGCATCAAGTTCAAGTCCTTCTATTTTGATATTAACTTCATCGCGGATTACAATTGTGGCTGTTCTCATTGTAATTATTATACATGGTATTGTAAGATTTTACAACCTCATCTTGAAAATTTTGGTTATCAAGATTTTGATGAACAATTAAGTGCCACCGATTTTGATTGCTATTGTTAAAAACAGTATGGTTATTAGAAATATCTATCCAAACAGCCTGTCCCGGAACAAAGGGGACAGATCCTTTTCCTTCCATGATAAAATTACAACCAGTGGGTTGTGTTATAGCAATGTTGATTGCCGTTAATCCTGGGCGGTCGCTATCGCGGTGAATACTGATATACCCACCGGGTTCCAACAGCATGATTCTAAGTCGACGATACTGATCCCCCGGCCACCAAGTTTTAAAAAATTCTACTGTAGTTGGCATTAGTTCTATAGCTTGATCTGTCCAGGTATGTGGACGACTATCTTTATAGTATTCATCTTCTCTAGTGGCGTCATAGGCTTTGCCGTGCATACAGAAACTTTTCCAGCCTCGATGGTCATTGTAATCTTCTCGATGTTGCGACAGTAAAGATTCTACGTTTTTAATTTCGGCCAACACAATTTCATGTGGCACAGATACAGTCAATGGTAACCAAGGTAATCCAGACTGTCTACGTATCCATTCAAAGTCAGCTGTGGGGTTATACTCAGGCAGTTGATACTGATAGTTGATGTATTTCCTAGCCATCATTTGGCTTATTTGTTGTTTCATTGTATTTTTTCTTGAAATTGCGTATACTGTTCAACCGTTGTATGTAATAATGTCCATTTATAGTTCAATATATTTGAACACCAAATATGGTCATACCCGCTGACATCATTATTTAACACCCAGTTGATTAAATTGTCATTACAAAACTCAACTGTCTTTGTCTGTTGAGACAGTATCCATTGGTCTTTAAACCCGGGTCCTATAGCCAAATTAAAAGTAGAGTTAACATAGGCAACAAACTTTGTTTGGCCTTTTAGTTTTAATCGTTCCAGTGGTGTTAATTTTGGATTGTCTAGTTCGTAATGCAAAAGTTTATTTGCCGTAATAAAGTTCCAGACAAATTCTCCGTAGTTGTCACCATTCCATGTAGCCCATAGTTCTTGTGCAAATTTAATTTGTGTGCGACTTATATCAACTAATTGTATTTGTTCTGTGGCAGTATCTACTATATTTAACATCCAAGAAAGTCCAGATGCTGGCGATAATAACCGCGGCTGTTTAATCACCACAACAGGTTCGTTGTTAAACACCCATAACTGATTCTCAGCAATGTTTTTATAATCTTGGAATTTAATTAAGTCTAAAGGATTATCATATAGAAAGAATTTTAAATCTCTCATAGCGTTGTTCCAATTTACTATAGGGCGTTGACTCAATAACTGTCGGGCTACAAGCCCTTGTCCAAAATTAGTCACTGGGTATTGGGTTTCCTGATTCGGACTGGGCTTGATCCACAACGGAGTATAATCATCATGTAAATTTTGATTGCTCCGGACCGGGCATGGGTGTATCACTTGAGTCACTGAAAAATCGTTGGCTTCAAACCCGGACAAATTCATAAACCAACACTGGTCATCAAGATACAACTGCTGGGCCGGGTGCCAAATCAAGTGTGCAATTAATCCACTATGTGGATAATTGTCAAGCAACTGGCTAAATTTTTCCCAATCTGTTATTATGGTTCCACTGTTGACGAACAATGCTTGAGTGTGCTGATTCTGTTGTGCCCATTCAAACCCATCACGCCAATCGCTGCATACATGAATTTCCTGATTAGTGTTGTTACCAAATTTATCAAACCGTATTCCGCTTAGTGTTTGATTTAAATCAGGTCCGTGTTTAATAATTACTGGCCAGGTCATTGCATTATAATTGTAGTTGGAACTATATTGTTTTTTACCTGCTCTAATAATAGATCAAGCTGTGTAGTTTTTCCAAAAACGTTAACTGAAAATATATCATGAGTGCTCCAACTAGTTAAATTCCAATGTTGCAACCAGGGGCCGTTGTATTGATCCCACCATGTTTCAAACTCTGCAATCTTGATGCCGTCGTAACGATCGATATCTTCAAGAGCAATTTTAAGTTTTGGTATAAGTTTAAGCCAGGGCTTAATTAATTCACACATTCTTTCTGTTACAAGTGGTTCATTGTCGCGCCAATAAGTATAGGGAGTTTTTCCTAATTCTGACCAGGCCACATAAACGTCACCAGCTTTAATATTTGTTGTTGTTGTATCTATCCAGGACCGATCGAATGACTTTTCTAACGGGCCCATTTTTTCTCGATAATCTATTGAAAATACTTTAGGATTTTTTTTGAAATAAGTTTCACACATGTGAATATGTTCGTGAAAATTTAGCCATCCGGGGCTACCATCGTATTGCTTTTCATAAATCATATGAATGTCATTAAAATACAGTTGGTCTCGATTTAAGCACCGTTGTTTGTCAATGTTTATTGACAAACGGCCGGCATGCATTACTAATTGATCAACCAGCTCTGCATAACCAAGTGTGTCTTTATAATTAGAACGGTTATCCCACTCACTAAACGGAATTGGAAGATTGGATAAATGTTTATAAGTTTTTTGATATATCTTGCCAATAGGACTATTGTCAATTTCTAAATCTATCGTTATGTTATTCGAAAACAATATTTTCATTTTGTATTTAATGCCTATTTTGCAACTCATAAAAAAACAGGTATCTTTTTACAGATACCTGTCGAAAGTGGGTAGTTTACACTACCCAGGAGCTACCGTATTAACTGTTCTTCATACAAGTTGTAGCAGCTAAAGCCTTCCAATTATCGCCGGATACCTTGGTCAAGTCTGCGATCTTTAGTGCCATGCGCAGGCTCATTTCACGCAAACGACTTTGATTAGATTCCATAAAGCCAATAATCTCGTCACCTTGCTCCGGGCTAAAATCGTAGTCTGCAAACAACTCGCCTTTGAGGTAAATCTGCTTGATACGTAAGAAACGATCACGCATGGTATTAAGAGTCAAGTCCAAGAAGTGACAACGACTTTGCAGTGCTTCCAAGTGGTCTTGCAACTTCTTGCTTTTAAGATTTTGGAACTGTAGGTTGGTGATAAAGATACACGAACCTTTGAAGTCAAACATGTCTGGAACGCCTTCACGACGCAACATGGCACTATCACTGTTCCAGTAAATTCTACGCTTCTTACCAGAATCCAAAGCAGCCTTGAGAATGTTCAAGCTCAAGTCATCTTGGAATACCGAGTCACAGTCGTCGAACACTAACACGTTGTTTTTGTCAGAATGTTTGTACAGTGTGCAATACAGGCCAATTGGAGTCATAGCACCTTTGATAACTTCATACTTGACACGACGTCCACTCAACTGGTCAAACAAGCCCGAATGTTCTAACTGTTTTTCCACACCATAACTCTTGCCTACACCAGGAGGGCCCACTACAATCATTGCACGGACGTCGCCAGCAATTGTGGCCTTGGTCATTTGGTCAAGGATATCAAAGCGTTCGCCAATGCGGGCAATAACTTCTTCGTCGGTTTCAACTGGTGCAACCACTTTTGGTGCAACCTCGCGGGCACCTTCAATCACTGTGCCCGCGGCAAATTCTAAATCTTCAATCGTGTTTACATTGATACGAACTACTTCCGGCAAATCTGGGCCAAAATAGCCTTCGGCATTAACAGTCACATAGCCTCCTTTGGCTCCTGTTTGGTAACCTTTAACCAAGTTAAAAGTCACATTGTTTACGGGTTGATTACGGTATGTTCCGTTTTTAATAATTACTGTGCTCAAGGTTAGCTCCTTTTTAGTTACTATACAAGTATTATACTTTAATTGGATTTTTCGGTCAACCGGCCTATTTGCGGTAAATTTCGCGGGCTATATCGGCACCATTTTTGTACCCTTGATACCGGCCTAAACAATAGCCCAAAAATGCTCCATATGCCAGTGCCATTAAAACAATGATTGTGTTTGATTCCATTTAAAACTCCTTATTAGTTATTGTGTTAATATTATAGCAAATCGGTAATTAATGGTCAACCGTAAAAAAACCCGTCAAAATGGCGGGTTTTTAGTGAGTTAGTACGTACTAACTTAGTCTACAAGACCGGCGTTGGATACAGTAATATCATGCTTAAATGTTGAACCTGGGTTTACGGTCCAGTGCCAGGTGCCTTTGCCTATTAAACGATTGGCTTTGAGCGTCTGACCGTCAATAATTACCTCATCCCCACGAGGATCTGCTATGCCAGCGCCGTCACGCTCGGTAACGTCTGTGTAGATGTCAGCACCGCTACTATAGGTAATTGCGCCCATTTTAACTTCGGTATAGTTGGCAACAATTTGTCCAAATCTTACTACCGCATCGGCCACAGAAACAGTCATATGCATGGTACCAGCGTAATCCATAGGAATTTCAAAGGTAAACAAAGTAGGTGCAGTTTGCTCACTTTCGTTATTGGCAGTCATTATTATCAAATCAACCTGCCCATCAAACACTGTATTGCCATCCAATGTGGCTGTAATTTTGGCTGGGCTGACTCCTGTACCCCATCCTAATACTTTTACTGTTCTAGTTGTCATACTTGTATTCTCCTATGATATTATTTATTTGTGTTACTGCCAGTGTGTTAAAATTGCCAAATCAGTTGATTCTAGCGGTTTTGGCTGGCCATGAAAAATCAACACACTAGTATCACAATCAGTCTGAGTACCTGTGCCCGGGTGTAAATACTTTTTAGTTCGAAAATTATAACCACCATCAAGGCACTGCCAACGCCAACTTTTTATCTTTCTTGGGTCAAAAAATCGCTGATCAGTTTGATTGATTTTTGCAGTTATATAATCCTGATCGCCGCGATATCGAGACATAATTTTAAATATATCTTCAGTCTGAAACTCTTGCCAAATACTGGCATATTGCTGGGTATCCCACCACATGATACTGGAATTTAAACTGGTGCTAGTAGATTGCCAAAGGTATTTGAAATCTCGTACGGCCCAAAAATAACGCAAAGGTTGTTGCCAGACCCAATCTATATTATCAACAATTACTGTATCAAGATCAAAATATAGCAAAGGGCCACTGTGATGTTCTGTATTAAACAACTGCATTTTATACCACCAGGATTTTTTTGGATTAGCAATATCCCAGCTAGTTAACTCGTGTTTGATCATGGGTGCTGGTACTGGCCTATCAGCTTCGGTATAAACGTGCAATCTAATGCCTGGAGTAATGTGCCGACTCAGCATGTTGTATAGGCGTTCTACGTAGATCCACGAGTAAGTGGTTCCGTGTATTACACAGGCACAGTCTATAGGACCGCGGATAATCTCTTGAGCCATAAGCCTTGTTTAATTTCTTCTAGGGTATATTCTGTGTGACAAATTTCCACCAACCACTGATCTCTATCTTGATCATATGGTTTTTCTATATCTACTATCGGTATGCTGACCGGATGTGCCAAACTACTTGAATCAACCACGGGTCTAGTGCCGGCCAATGCGGCCTGTATTCCAGGACCTGAATTGTAATTTACAATAGCATGGCAATCAAATGCCAAATTATAACTGTCATAGGTGCTGGTTATTTTTTTAGGTTGTTCTATGGTTACATTTTGAAATTGTGTGCGATCCAACGAACTTCTAGGATGTGGGCGAATCACTATTGGTCTATCTGTTACAGCTCGAATGTTGTCTAGTTGTGCCAAAATCCACCCTTCCATACTGACTAGTTCTGCAACTTGTAAACTTTTTTTATGTTGTGCGGCAATTATAATTTGCGGATTGCGACTGAGATTCAAAGCCAGACTTATACCTAACTTTTTAGGACGGTTCCAATCTAAACGTTCGGTATGCCCATAATAGCCCGCAGCGGTGATGGAGTTTACTGCTATCTTCCAGGTTTCGCCACGGTACAGGGTACCTATGTCTACGACAATGACTGGTTTGCCCATTGCTTTATAGTGTGACCAAACAGCTTGATTGGCGGCCATTCGTCCTGACCACAACACCGACCATATTATAGCCGCATTACAATCTTGTCCGTTTTCTACAGGACTATGGCCGGCATGTCGTAGGCTATCCAGCATGGCCTGTATTACAGGAACACTGTTTAAAGCACATTGATTTGGAAAGTAGGCCACACGCATAAGGTTAAATATATTTAACTATGATACTACCACCACTGCACGGAAACCTAGACCAGAATCAATTTTTTATATATGCAGCCGCTGATGCTGTTTATTTTGATAGATTTGGGCCTGCATTAGCCAACAGCGTGATTAGAAACACTGATCACGGGGTGCATTTTCATTTATATGATCCTACACCAGCTCAGTTAGAGTATTGTAAAAATACCGATCAAATTAGTGTAACTTGGGAAACTACTGCACCAGAGCAATTTGACTCAGCCTTTGCGTTTTGGGGTAGGACTGATTTACCGGAGCCATATCACAGTAGAAAAAACAAAATGTTAGGTTTAAAACAATTCACAGATAATGCCAACTTGTCGGCCTGGATCAAAAAAACCTATTATGCTTGTATGAGGTTTGTGCGCTTGCCTGAAATAGTTACTACCCCCAGGCGATTTTTAGAGATTGATATAGATGGACTAGTGCGTGGTGCATTTGAAACCCAATTTGCAGACGATGTTGAAAAGGATTTTTATTTATATCAAAAAGAAAAAGGTGGGCATTTAGCGGGTGCCATCTTGTACACCGACAAACCGGGGTGTTTACAGTTTACACAAAAATTAGCAGCAGTCATAAAAGAACAAATTGAGAAAGATAACATTTATTGGTTCTTAGATCAACATAGCCTAGATCGTGTTATAGTTGATTATAAAAAAGGATTATTGCCCATATCATATGTAGATTGGCGTATGCAACCCAACAGCAGTATATGGAGTGCCAAAGGCAAACGCAAAGATCTAGAAATATTCAAAAAAGAATTAAGGAAATATCAATGAAAGTTGGAATCTTAGGATATGGGTGGGTAGGCAAAGCCGCACATAAATTATTCCCAGACGCAGTTATCCATGACAAGTTTATGGAAGAATATAAGTCATTGTTGCCCGAGTGCGACATTGTATTCCTGGCAGTACCTACTCCGTGGAATGGCACAGAACTAGACTGCACAGCAGTAGAAGATGCTATTTCAAATTGCAGCAGCAATCTTATTGTTATCCGGTCAGCAACCTCTCCTGGCTTTGCAGACGCTATGGCTGCAAAATATCACAAGCGGATTGTAGTACAACCAGAATATCTTGGCGAAACTCCTAGTCACCCAATGCTCAACATGGCCGGACGTCAGTTTATTATCATTGGTGGATCATCTGCTGATCGTAGAGCAGTAATTGATTGTTATGCCACAGTGTATAATGCCAACATTTCTATCAGACAAGTTAGCAACCTTGAAGCTGAAGTAATCAAACTCAGTGAAAATCGTGCTATATTTTATAAAGTTATACAATGTCAGGAACTGTATGATGCTTGCGAAGCCAGTGGTATTGATTATTATACTGTGCGTGATGCTGTGTATGGAGACGATCCTAGAATGAATTTATGGTGGACATTTGTGTATCCAAACAGGCGAGGCGCCAATAGCAAGTGCTTGCCCAAAGATGTACACGCATGGTGTGCTTGGGCCGAAAGTTCTGGCCTGAATCCGCAGGCTACACTGGACTTATTAAGATACAATCAAACGTTAGGCAATGAATAATCTAATATATCAGGTTGCAGTTGGTCCAGAAAATCCTCTCTATGAATTCTGTATCGCTAGTGTGTCTAGATATTGTGAACGTTACAACATCAGTCACATTGTTCAACGAGAACCAATATTAAAAATACGTCCAGACAACAGTCATCGTAGTAGCCAAGCAATAGAAAGATTGGGGTATCTTCCAATTTACGAAAAAGAAAATGCGTTTGATTTATTTGATCAATACAACAATATTTGCATTGTAGACAGCGACATTTATATTGCCGATTATGCTCCCAATATATTTAATGATCTTGAAACTTTTGAGTTTGCGGCGGTAGCAGAAAGAGACATGCCTCTGGTAGAAAGACACAAGAAAAAAATAAAAAAATATAGTGAGGGGCAATATGGTTTTTTGAGAGATGAAGCCGATTTTAAGTGGAACAGCTTAGGTGCTGAGTTTTACAACATGGGCCTTATGTTATGCTCAAACAAATTAAAGCATTATCTAAATGGTCAAACCGCACATGAATTCATAACACGACCAGAATTCCAAAGATTTGTTGACGGAGTTGGACAATGGCGCTGGTCAACAGATCAAACACTATTAAACTACTGGATTAAACGTTATAACATCAAGACTAAAAATTTAGACTGGCGTTGGAATGCTTTGTATCGCGGAATTGAAGATCAGTATCTTGATCAGGCCTACTTTATACATTTTTTTTTAGCAGATCATATACCCAAAGATCAAACTATCGAGCAAATTGTAGCAGAGATATATCAATGAAAGCCTATGTAATTACCATACCCGAGCACAAATACTCTGAGTCAGTGGCTCGTCGTTGCGTCGAGTCGGCACAAAAATTTGATATTGTTGTAGAAACTTTTCAAGCGGTAACCAAAGACACAGTTGATCAATTGATGGCCCAAGAGAATTTGCAGTGGACCTGGGCAAACATGAATACATTAAAAACTCGTTGTCCATACACCAGTCTAGAACAATCACCTTACAGGACCAAAAGTTTAGAAGCAAAAATGGCCTGCTCAATGAGTCACTACATGTTATGGAAATTGTGTGTAGAACTTGATGAACCTATTTTAATTTTAGAACACGATGCGGTATTTGTAGCACCATTACCCGATATCTCATTTGAGGGAGCTATTCAGATAAATGATCCTTGTGGTGGCGGATATCGTGGACAAGAGCACAGTCAAATCATGCAAAAGCGTGGAACAGTGGGTGTACACCCACTGACACCAAAGCGCCCTCCAGACAGTATGATTCCTGACGGATTCTCGGGCAACAGTGCTTATATTGTCAAACCCTGGGCTGCCTACAAGTTTAAACAAGCATTTAAGAAACACGGTATATGGCCCAACGATGCTACTATATGCTTACAACAGTTTCCGTGGTTGCAGGAACTGTATCCTTTTGTTACCGTAGTTAAGCAAAGTCAGAGTACAAGCACTGTATAAATATAGGCTAATATTATGAAAATATATCAATACCAAACACACGAAGAATATGTAGCGGCCCAAGTTGAAGCTAACGTAAGAAAACTTAAAAATATCTGGGTAGATCGTAAAACTATAGAGCAAATAGCTCAGCGCCATCCTACAGCAAATTCTATTCTGTGCCACGGTACTAGAAATGCAGCTGAACAAAAAATGTTCAAAGAATTTTATCCCAATGCACAAATCATTGGCACAGAAATATCACATACTGCAACAGATTTTCCAATGACCTCACAGTGGGATTTTCATAATGAAAATCCTGAATGGGTTGGGTTGTTTGACATTGTATACTCTAACGCAATTGATCATAGTTACAATCCAACACAGGTGTTAACAACTTGGCGGAATCAACTTGATGTCACTGGAACATTGTATATTGAACACGCTTACACTGAAATTGACAATTATAGCAGGGCCAGTGATCCGTTAGAAATACACGACGAGGAAATTAGATATCTAGTTGATGCATTAGATATGACGATTGATGATACTTTTGAAACCACCGGAATCAAAGGTCGGTGCCCTAGTAGAGTTTATATTATAAAGAAAAAGGATTAACATGTTACCGACAAAAGTTAGCAAAAAAGTAATAAGAGAACTAAGAGAAGTTGCTGCATCTACACCACCCGGTGCTTTTGTAGAGATAGGTGTGTATCAAGGGGGCACCGCTTGGCATTTTTGCGAGATTGCTCAACAACAAAATAGAGAAGTGTTTTTGTACGACACTTTTGAAGGTATTCCTTTTCAAGATGAGATTGACCATCATAAAGTTGGAGATTTTAATGATACTGATTATGAAACGGTCAAATCTGCGTTGCCATATGCCACTGTAGTCAAAGGGATATTTCCTAACAGTGCTGTTCCTATGCAGAATATTGCTTTTGCACACATTGACTGTGACCAATATCGTGCAATTAAAGATAGTGTAGCTTATTTGTTGCCGCTTATGGTACCAGGTGGTATTATTTGGTTTGATGATGTAGTACATTGGATTCCAGGAACTATGATAGCCATCAAAGAAATGTTTGGCGATGACTACGTCCAAAGCAGAACAAGAAAAGTCTATGTTATAAAGAAATAATATGTTAATTCCAAATTTTAATCAATGTAATAGTTTACTTGAGTTTTATAATTACGCCTGCGAGTGTTTTGTCAAAGAATACGGGCCAGAATTTATCTTGTATTACCAGCATATACAACGTCTAATACCTGAATGCCAAAGTTATAAAGAGCTTGGAGTGTTGTCGGGTGTGAGTGCTGCAGCTGCTTGGGTAGGAAATACAAATTTAAAATATATTGAATTAGTTGACGTTAACTTTGATACTATAGCTCCTCATCGTC